GGAGGAAATGCACATGTCAAACGGTCACGGAGGGCCGCGCCCCGGTGCGGGTCAGAAGAAAAAGCCGCTCGCGGATAAGATGCTCGAGGGCAATCCCGGCAAACGGAAGCTGACGGTTATGGAGTTTCCGAACGCTGCGGAATTTCAGGGCGCCGACATGCCGCAACCGAGCGCGATGCTGTCCGCTGTGCAGAAGGACGGTACAGTTTTACAGGCTGGCGAAGTCTATAAAACCATATGGAGCTGGTTGAATCAACGCGGTTGCTCTTCCATGGTGCCTCCGCAGGTATTGGAACGTTATTCCATGATGGCGGCAAGGTGGATTCATTGCGAAGAAATCATTACGAAAACAGGGTACCTGGCAAAGCACCCGACTACCTCTATGGCGATCCAGTCTCCGTATGTGGCTATGAGTCAGAACTACATGGCGCAGACGAACCGGCTCTGGTTTGAAATCCTCCAGATCGTCAAGGAAAACTGCGCCGCCGATTATACCGGCGCGAATCCGCAGGACGACGTTATGGAGCGGCTACTGACCGCTCGCAGAGGGAAATGAGTATGGACGAAGTACAGGCGTTTATTCACTCACTTCGCTACCACCGCCTGACGAGTCAGCAACGGAAAACGTTGCGAGGGCAGGCGCTCGCGGGGAACCTGTCGGCGGCGCAGGCTGGCTTACGAAAAATCGTTTCGAAAGGACATCAACATGAATATGCAAACGCTACCGGTCGATAAACTGATCCCGGCGGAATATAACCCGCGCAAAGACCTCAAGCCCGGCGACCCGGAATACGAAAAGCTGAAGCGCTCGATCACGGAGTTTGGGTATGTGGAGCCGGTGATCTGGAATAAGACCACCGGGCATATCGTGGGGGGACATCAGCGCGCGAAAATTTTAATCGAAACCGGCGTGACCGAGATCGAATGCGTCGTCGTAGAAATGAGCGAGGAGAAGGAAAAAGCGCTCAATGTCGCGCTGAACAAAATCAACGGCGAATGGGATAAAGATAAGCTCTCGCTGCTGATCGCTGATCTACAGGGCGCGGATTTTGACGTATCGCTGACCGGGTTCGACGCCGCTGAGATAGATAAGCTGCTTGACAGCGGAAACGACGCCGCGGAAGACAGTTTCGACGTAGACGCGGAACTCGAAAAGCCTGCGTTTTCTAAACTTGGAGATGTGTGGACGCTCGGACGCCATAGAGTCATATGCGGCGACAGTACCAAGCCCGAAACCTATTCCACTCTGATGGGTGGGAAACAGGCAAACCTGATCCTGACCGATCCGCCTTACGGTATCGACTACGACAAAGGCGCTGCGGGCAAAATCAAGAACGACAAGTTTGACAGCGATGAGGGGTTTTATAAATTCCTCCATGATGCTTTCTCAGCAATGGCGGGAACTCTCGCCGCGGATGGTGCGGCGTATGTATTCCACGCTGACAGTAAGGGGCTAACGTTCCGCAGGGCGTTTGAAGACGCGGGTTTTAAACTTTCGGGATGCTGCATCTGGGCAAAGAACACGTTCACGCTCGGTCGTTCGGACTATCAATGGTGCCACGAACCCTGCTTGTACGGTTGGAAGAAATCTGGCAAACACAACTGGTACGGCGACCGCAAGCAGTCCACGATATGGAACTTTGACAAACCGAGCCGCTCGGAGAAACACCCGACAATGAAACCAGTACCGCTGCTCGCTGTGCCGATGAAAAACTCGACGCAGACTAACGGCGTGGTGCTCGATCCCTTTGGCGGTTCCGGCAGCACCCTGATTTGTGCGGAACAGTTGGCTCGCGAAGCCTACTTGATAGAACTGGACGAAAAATTCGTTGATGTTATCGTCAACCGCTACATCGAAACCGTCGGAAGCGCCGACGGTGTTTTTGTAGAACGGGATGGCGAGTCAATTTCCTATTTGGATGCGACAGCCAATGCGTAACAATTACTGGTTTTCAGAGGATGGCGCTATCGGGTATGGCGATTTAAGTACGGGCGAGGTGTTCTGTTTTGATTCCGAGGATTATGAAAAAATTTCAGACAGGACTTGGTACAAGTGCAATGCAAGCCCCGGATATGTTGGCGACCGCAATGGATTCTGTATTCACAGAGTAATACTTATCGCTCCGGAAGGCTGCGAAATTGACCACATCAACTTGAATCCGCTCGATAACCGAAAAGACAATTTGAGAATATGTACGCATCAGCAAAACCAATGCAATCAACCGCTTCAAAAGAATAACATCTCTGGAGTGACAGGCGTCAGTTATTTTGCGCCACGAAAAAAGTATCGCGCGCGAATTAAATACTTTCAGCGAGAATTACACTTAGGATATTTCCCCACATTTCTTGAGGCGACTCAAGCAAGAAATGTCGGCGTGAAAATTTTATTCGGAGAGTTTGGCCGATGCCACGAAGCTCCACCTCCACCAAAATGGATCGAGATTATGGTTCTGGATAAATGCAACCGCTTCATTAATGAGGCGGTTTTTCCTTGCCTGATAGAAAAAGCTGATGCAATCATGGAAGAAACCGCTTGATATTAACACACTTTTGATCAATGTATATGACTACAAAAACGAAAGGGTGGTAATCATATGCAGATCAAGTTCAACGTTTCCGGTGAGAAAAGGAAGGCTCTAGTCGCGGTCATGCGGGATACACTTCAAGACACTACCCGCTATCTCGGGGCACCTTCGTTTATGTTTCAGGTGGGTAAGTACACAGTCGACAAAAATGGGACGATCACCTGCCCGGACGATGCAGATGAGGCGCAGATCGACATGCTGATCCGCGAGCTGGCACACGACGGTTTCATTGGTGAGCGGGGCGGTGAAATGACAAAACCCGACGCTACACACGCAGATGTGCCAAATCAGGAGGGAGAAGAAAATTTCCGCACTACCGCGCCAGACCTGCTGGCGATCGAACTGCCGAAGGACGGCATGACGCCAATCGCCATGGAGAACCTGCGTCGGCTGGTCGCGAGCAAAGCAACGCTGCTGAAGAAAGCGCTCAGCACAGACAATTTGCCGATTACGGAACACGCCGACAGGGTTGAATTCGGATGGTTCCGCCTGACCGACGATCAGGCGGAGATTTCTGCCTATTACCAGCTGATACAGGGGCTTTGTGATCAGGCGCGAACACAAAAGCGGGTAATAGCCACCGAGCATCCTGTGGAAAGCGACCGTTATGCTTTTCGGTGCATGCTTTTGAAAATTGGATTTATTGGCGATGAATTCAAAACGTCGCGAAAAATCTTGCTGCGAAATCTTGAGGGAAGCAGTTCATATGCCAAGCCGAAGGCGGGTGATAACGCATGAACGGAATTCACCCCGACCTACTGAAGCAGTTGCGAGAGTACTACAAACCAGGAACGCGTGTCCGTTTAGTACACATGAACGATCCGTATGAAACCATTCCGCAAGGCACCATCGGGGTCGTTACTGGGGTTGATGATTTGGGCACTGTGCATACAGTTTGGAGCAATGGCAGCACACTGGGAGTGGCATTCGGTGTAGATTATGCGGAGAAAATCGAGGAAGATGACCATGAGTAACCGCTTGTTTGCCGCATATGGCGTAGGTGTAAACCGCGCCGAGATGGCGAAGCGCTGCCCGACGGCGAAGCTGCTCTGTGCGTCGACGCTGAGAAATCACCGACTGACGTTTCGCGGTACGCACGCCGCGGCGGTGGCGAACATCGAACCCGCGAAAGGCTGCAGCGTACCGGTGCTGATGTGGGAAATCACGCCGGCGGACGAAGCGGCGCTGGACCTGTATGAAGGTTTCCCGCATCTGTTCGAAAAACAGCAGATCCGAATTCGGCTCGGCGGTAAGCTCGTCAGCTGCATGATGTACGTTATGCGCGGCGATCGCCCCGTTGGGAAACCGAGCGCATTTTATTACAGCGTGGTGCTGGAAGGATACAAAGCGGCAGGATTCGATACGGAAATTCTCAAGAGCGCGGTGCAAAACGAAAGCGAAGAAGCAACAGATTCATAAATTCGGCTTGCGCCGCGTCGGGCAACGTCGCCGCCACTGAACGCTACACAGCGAAGATGGGGCGGTTGACCCAACGGTGCCCGATAATCAAACCTAGCCGGACACGGAGGCTCACGCGGGCCTCCGTTTTGATTTCCAAAGGAGGAGGCGGCGTTGATTCGAAAACTGAAGAAGTATACGCCGACTCCGTTCAAAGCGAAGGACTCGGTATATGACAAACAGGCGGCGGACAATGCCGTCGCTTTTATTGAGTGTCTCTCGCACACCAAAGGGACTTGGGCTGGTAAGCCATTTCTGCTGATCGACTGGCAGGAACGGATCATCCGGGACGTGTTCGGCGTCATCAAGCCAAATGGGTATCGTCAGTTCAATACGGCGTATATCGAAATACCAAAGAAGAATGGAAAAAGCGAGCTTGCGGCCGCGGTCGCGCTGCTTCTAACCTGCGGTGACAACGAAGAGCGCGCCGAAGTGTACGGCTGTGCCGCCGATCGTCAGCAGGCGTCGATCGTGTTCGAGGTTGCAAAGGACATGGTGACCATGTGCCCTGCGCTGGCGAAGCGGGTCAAGATCCTCGCGTCGCAGAAGCGGCTCGTGTATCTGCCGACGGGGAGCTACTATCAGGTGCT